GTTTTCACCGCCTGGCAATGTGGTAATCTCTGTTCCACGTCCACCCTCACGGCGTGGTAACCAGAAATCTTCCAACATGGACATATGTTTACGGTCATCCTTGAGTTCACCTGTGCTTGCGTTATATACTAACTTGTTTCTATAACGAGTCATAATGTCTTTCATATATGCTTCGGATTTATTCCTTGGCATATTACCAACGTCAATATAGAATATGCGTCTTTCAGGCGCACGAGCAAGACGATAGATGACTAGAGAGTCTTCCATCATTCTTAGTTGGTTGATTGGTTTGAGTGCCTTATGTAAATAAGATACCACTGTTCTTTTTGATGGGTCAAGAAGTCCACTTGTGGTATAGGATACTGAGTCAGGTGATAATCTTACACCCTGATTCATTCCTGCTTTTTCTTGAAAGAGATAGAACTCATTTATTTTATCAACGACCTTTGCACCAGTAGCAGGGTCTTTCTTATACTTGACCTCTTTGACCTTACGAATTTTTGCGGAATCAATCGGCCGAATCTCTTGAATACCGGCTTTCATATTACTTTCATTTACGACCAAATGAAAAACAAGACGACCATCCACATAAAATGAACGGAAAATATCATGACCAAGTTCACTAAATTTCATCATAGAGTAAACGTTATTGAACTCTTCGGTCATTTGTTTTTTGATATTGTTTGCGGCATCGACTTTATCTAAGTTGATTTCACATGCAATACCTTCTGAACCAACAATAGATTCATTCACAATATCTTCTACGGCGGCATCTACTTCAGGATGATGTGATACACCTCTATATTTCATAATGAGTTGTTGATTGTCTTTCGCCTGAGCGCCATCCATATCAACGTATTGTCCATAGTGAGAACCAGACGCAGTTATATATCCTGCACCATCATCATCTGTAGGAGCAACAATTGATTTAAGTTTGGGGTCTTCCTTTACTCTTTCGGAGGCTCGTTTGAGTTCGAAACCAAACAACTTGAAGATACTATTGTCTTGTTCTGCCATTACCTATCCATCTATAAAAAAGAGGTAGGGATTAACCCTACCCCTTTACTTATAATGATATTAACTAGTCGTTGCGGATTCCCAATATTGAACTTGGAACTCAACAGTAAACTCTTCGATTGCGTCATTTGTTTCGTAGTTGACTTCAATCTCAGATACGTTTGTTGGAAAACATCCACGGAAGTTGTATGTTTTCAAAATTGTAGAGTCTTTATCCAATTGTTCAACAACTAGGTCTGCTTGATAATCCACTGGATTAGTCAAACCTGTATTTGCGGAGTGAGAATTGATACCATTCATCCAACGTTCCATAGAATTACGGATAGAAAAATCAGTATCGTTGATGATTGTTACTGTCCACGGTTCGAATGTGCGGTCACCTGCAATCTTCAACTGTCGTCCTCTGAATGGAACTTCGATTGGTGCAATGATTGATGGAGGAAGTTGAGCGGTCTTACACAAGAATGATGTAAGTTCAACATCTCCGCCAGCATAGCCTGGGAAGTTCACAGTTGCTTTGAAGAGATTAGGACGAGCGCCCCCACCTCTAAGTTTTGATTTGAAATCTTCGATTCCTAGAATTGCCATCTGTCAATCCCCCCTTATACTGTGCCAACAACTTCTTCGAAGTCTACACCAGTTCTAACTGCGACAAAGTTAAGTGTCACATAGTTGATAGAACGAGCAGGCTTGATGAAGATGCTTGCAATAAATTCATTGCGGTCAATCACAGCGGCAGTGTTATTCGTTTCGTCACAGATAACACGGAAGTCAGTAATACCTCGTCTTCCCTGAATCTCACGAAGGAATGGTTCAACGATGTTTACGAACTCTGCACGAGTAAACTCGTCATTGAACTCAAACATTACGTTTCGCCCTGCAATTGCAATTGCACGTTCGATACCCAAGAAGAGTCTACGAACATTGATGCGGTCAAACGCACTTGGTCGTGACTCATTAGTTTTATCACCAAAAAGAATAATTCCTTCGCCTGGGATATTTGCGATTGGATTGATACCTGCTTTATACAGCGCATCTCTTTCTGCCTTAGTCGGAGAAACAACGATGTCTGTAATACCAAGGTAACGACCTCTACGAGAACCAGCTGGTGAGAAGAAGTTCGCAGCGACTAAATCGGTAGAAGCCATCAAACCAGCGGTGCTTGATGCGGCAGGAATTTTGATAAATTGGTCATTATACTTATCAAATACCTTGAGGTAATTATTATCTTGGAAGAGATACGATGATTTGGTGTATGTGTTATTACATGCTAGAATCGCAGTATTTGTTCCAGTTGTCACTGCGGCTGTGCGTGACGGTGATGCGACCACTACACAATCCTTACGAAGTGATGCGGCAGTTGCAACCAAGTCATTTACAACAGTTGTTGCAGTTGCGTCAGCAATAGACTCAGGTGCAATCAAGAAATCAATCTCGATATTGTCTTTGTCTTCAAACTTATCGAAACCACGAAGAATATCGTCTGTTCCAAGGGTTGAAGAAGAAACACCACCTGCGAGTGACCATGTTGCTTGTGCGACTGAGAATTTAAAATCAGATTTAAAATCTGTGTTTCCAGCCTGTGTTGAAGCAGTGTCCCAATTTGCACCACGGAAATCAGATACAGAAGCAGAGTCTCCTGTGTGCAGGATACCAGCGTTTATCCACTGAGATTGTGTTTTTATAACATCACGATAGTAGTTTGATGTTCCATCTGTTGTCTTTGCGTTAGTCGCAACAGATAAGAATGGGAATGTTTCGAGAACCTCACCAACATTTCCAGTGATTTCACCATCTTGGTCAATAATAGCAACGTGGATTTCATCGTTTTTACCGCCGTGATTTGACACGAATGTTGATGTTCCAGGCGCTGCATCAAAACTTGATTTGTATGTCCATGCATTAAAGTTGGTTGCTCCACCAGCATCACTATCTGAACCACAGATAGCAACTTGAAGTGAGTTACCAAGTTCGCCAGGATACTTAGCAAGAAACGCACCATCAGAACTATCGATAGTGAGTGACTCGAATGCATTTACGTTTTTGATTTGTTGTGCTGTAAGTGAACCAAGTGATGTGTTGTTAGCGAGAGCATTTTTTGCGTCACTATCAACTTCACGGACAACTTGTAGTGTGTTAGAATATCTTAGAAAGAATGCGGCAGAATGAAAGTCTACCGTATTACTGGTTGTAGGCGCAGAAAATTTATTAACCAACTCGGTTTCTGTTGAAACGAGTGTGGTTTCCCCTGCGGCTCCCCAACCAAAGTTGCCTACGAACGCACCTGTAGAAGTCTGGACATTAGGGACTACGCCCGTAAGGTCAATTTCTTTTACAGTTACGGCAGGACTTGCGGAGGGTGTAAAAAGTGCCATAACTTTTCCTTTATATCGTTTTATTTATAATAAGTTTCATAATACGGTAGTTCAATACTTTTATTTATACTTTACCAATCTTCCACACCTATTTTGTAGTTTGAGTAGTTATGCCAACGGCCATTCCATTCATCTTGACTCTCTTCTAACTCAGCATTTTCAATTCCATCATCTATATGTCCGAATGGTGGAACATCGTCATGTATCTCTTGCATTTTTCTTTTAAACATCATTTCTTTAAGATTGATGTCTGTCATATCAGCAAAGAATTGTGTAGATACAAAGTATCCAAACATCACTAGATTCATCATCAGGTCATCATGATTACCATCAGATGCTTGGTATGACTGTCCCTTTGAAGTAAATGTAGATATTTCTAATATAGTTTGTTCATCTACGATTGAAAGTTTTTTGTTTTCTAGAATATCTTTGATACCTGAACATCCTAGTCTTTTAACTTTTCTGTTCATCTCAATACCGATACGGTCTGCCTTTATCGCAGATTCCATATGGATATTATCATACTCCATATCTTGATATAGTCCATTACATACTACCTGTCCAGAATCATTTGACTCTATTACCACATAGGCTTGATTATAGAGGTTTGCATACTTATATATAATATTGGGAAAGAGAATTGGAGAAATAGTATTGTTGCGATAAACGGCAACCTGTTTGAACGGTCTAGTGCCAATATCAATTACCGTAAAGGTAGAATAATCCTGACCTCTTCCTTTTGACACGTCAACAGTCATGATATACTCGTGACTCTTGATAGGTTCTTCATAGACCAATAGGTCGCCACCTTCGAACACTTTTTTAGGTGGTTTTGCACGAAACGATAACAACGTCTCAGCGTTGATTAGAGTATCACCTGTCCCAAAAAAGGTGTTACCAAACTCTTGGTCAAATTGAAGTTGAGATGTGTTTGCAATCGTCTGTGCTTTCCATTTCTCATCACGGCCTGGCACATCCCACCAGTTTACAGTAAATGGAACAAACTCATTTACTTTTTGGACTGACCCTTCCCATATTTTGTGGAAGGTGTTACCAATTCCGTTCGCAGTGCTTGTAATGATGACTTTAGTTTCTCGGCCTGCGGAGATAACTGGGTAGGTCGAGGTGTAGAACTCGTTCGCTCTTTCCACGAATGCAAACTCGTCAAGAAATAGTAAATTAACAGACAGACCACGAATGGAACTACCAGAGGTAGAAGCGGCGATAATCCTAGAATTATTAGAAAACTCAATAGAACCTTTATTGAGAGCTTTACAACCTGGCTGCAGAAAAAATGGAAGATTTTCCAACATAAGAGATATACGAGATAACATCTCTCTAGCAGTTGCTCCCTTGTTTGCCAAGATTGCAACGGTCTTCTCAGTGTGAAAGCATACATACCAAAGTATATATGCGACACTACTAATTGACTTGCCTGACTGACGACATGCCAGAACGATTGAAAACCTATTTTCATTAAAGTGTTTGAACATATCAACTTGATATGGATATAAGTTAAATGGAACAAGTCCATCATCAAGAGATATAACTTTCAGATAGGTCGTTGCAAAATATACAGGGTCATTAGAACACTTAATGTATTCTTTTAACTGTTCTTTTGTATATTGTTGTCGAATCCCATCACGCTTGACATTAGGATTACCGAGGTAATTTTCCTTCTGATTCAGCATCTATCACCATTCCTTTTTCTTCCTGAAGCAACCTTTGCAAATCCGCTGTCGTTCCAACATAAAGATTATTGGTGGTATTACCTATCTGTGTTGGTTCATCATCCTTTCTGTTGATTTCCTTGTTTTTCTTATTCAAGTCCATCAATTTATCATTGATGTCTGCCATGTTTTTCATCATACCTGACAATACTTCAAATGCTCTAGGATGTTCACTCTCACGAGCAACTTCAATCATTAATTCTAAACTCTCTTTACCTTTTTCTAAAAGGTTATAATATGTATCACGAGAGTATTCATAGTCGTTTTTTACGTTATCGGTCAAGGCGCACTATCCAAAAATGTTTCAGTAAATCCATAATCACTATCTGCATTTACTGTGACAGGATTCGGAACTACTTTTATTGTTTCAACATAAACATCACTATCGTTTAATCCTGCATTTTGTAAAAATAAATTACTGCGAACATCACGAATAATTCTGCTTTGACTCAGTGGGCCATGGAATGCAATCTTCATTTCAAAATCAAGAGTATACACAATCGTTCTTCTTTGTTCGATTGCACCTTCATAATCATCTTGCATTCCAACACTTGTGAGTGTAATAGGGACATCCTCAATCAAACTTGGAATATCGGTAAATGGTTTTACTGATATTGTATATTGTGGTGCAAAGAAAGGTAGAATCTGTTCTACAATTTGCAACGCATCATCCTGTGATTTTGCATAGATGTTCAATTGAAAGTTAAGTATGTAAGGTGTAGACGTAAATAGTTTTTCTCTTTTGGTAACTGCTTGGTCTTGAATTGCTTTTGATATTGAGTTTATTTTAGGCAGTTGACGCACCGCATCATAACTCATGCTTGTAATCTCAAATGACATACGAGGTAGTTTGATTGCAACAAGTCGTTCTGCTTCTGCACCCTTATCTGACATTTCTTGAAGACGAGATAGAAAATTTCTTTTGGGTGCATATGACAAAGGCACTTTAACCTGAGACATGACTGACCCATCACTCTTAGTTCTTAGAACATAAAGATTATTGAATAGTGACCCAAATACAGAGACCGCAGTTCTAACTCGTTTATGATAAAAATGTGTTCCAAACATTACGACATATCTCCAAATGGATTACTCTCTGAGAAGTCTAAGAAGTCACTCTCAAAGTCGTCAAAGGTTTTATTCTGAGCATCATTGACAATCTCCTGAAGTTCTACGACACCTGTCGGTGTTGCCTTTGCATTAGACGTATTACCAGTAACAAACTGAGTAGTCGTAGGTTCGTGGAATTTACCATCATTAGCACCCACATGAGCAAGTTGTAGAATTTTATCTGAGTCAGACCAACGAGTGACCTCACCATTGATAGTATAAGCCTCTGTTCCAAGAACTCCACCACCTGTAGCAAATGCCTGTGAAACTGTCTCACCAAGTATATATCCTTGTCCTGAGTCCATTGTGAGACGATACTGATATGAACCATCAAGTTCAATTGAATCAATGTCTTCGATTGATGTGTCAAAGTCTTCGTCATTGTATTCGAACAACTCACACATAAGACGGAATGTCGGAAGGTCTTTTACCTGATAGAATGGTGTCTCGGTCTCAACTTTCATGATTTGAAAAAGAGATTGAGATAGTTCAAGATAGATTAGGTCACCCTCTCTTGGACGAAAGTTTGCTGTGGCCAGATTACTTCCAACTAATTGTGTCCATCTTTTTTTTGCAACAACAAAAGTTGCTTGGTCACGAATCTCAACACCAAACTTAGTGAAGAGGTCTCCTTCACCATCAAATCCATCAGTGTTCTCGATATACATCTCTATCTTATATGCATCTCCAAAACGAGAAGGCACATCATCAAGAAATACTTTATCTTTATTGATTACTTCACGAGGTAGATAGAATACATCTTGGCCATAGAACTTTAGTGCTTCGATGATAATATCTTCGTAGAGTTGTTGTTCCGAACGAACACCTTGTTTAAAATATGGATTAGTTGCCATTATTTACCCCACAAAGAAGTCAGGTGGTGTGTCGTATTCGTTGTATAGTCTCTCTCTTGCTTTTTCGATGTCAACATTCGCATCATCAATCAATTGACGACCATTTAGTGTTATCCCGCCAGGCATAGTTATTCCGTCAAACTTTGATATGTTCTCACCCCATTGTTTTTTAAATAATGCTGTTGTATATTCTTTGAGAAATAAATCGTCCCAAACATTTACATCATTACCAAGACGAATATACAATTCTACCATAATAAATTCTCCCACTCTGATATCTGCACTTGTTTGTTCAGATTTCAAATCACCTTCAATTACTAAATGACCTGTTCGTCTGTTATATGCAATCTGTGGATGACCAGTAAGTTTCATATCAACCAAACCAAGATACTGTTGCATCTGCTCATAGTATGCAAGGTCACCAATACCTGTCTGTAAATCAAACATATCATTCAATCTCATCTGATATTTTACATCAAAGAAATTTACATCAGATGTCTGGTCATTTAGTGGAAACACTTTTACAACATTTATAATTCTATTTCTTATTGCCGCAAGGCCGGGATTTTCTGAATCAACCGCATTCAAATCAATATACTCGTTATCGAAATGAGTCTGTGTCAGTTTAATTGCAAAGGGAATACGAGTGCTACCATCAGCATGATACTCGTAGTAGAGTTGCAATGCGTCATCTACACGGTCATCCATTTGTTCCTCATCCATGTTTATCTCGATAACAGGATGACCCAAACGTCTTAGACAGTAATCTATAAATGTTTCTCTTGAACTTGGTCTTGCCATAGTTGTATTTATCCTAGTTTAATAGACTTCCAGCCGCATTGAATACATTGATACGATAGTGTGTGCCTTCTTGACCATCAAGTGTCGCTGCATTCAATCCACTAGCATTCGAATCTACTGTTTTTATCAAGTCCATGACTTGTGTTGCAGATATGCTAAATGCACCTGTTCCATTATTATATGATAATCCAGAAGCAGAGAACATACCTCTAACGTTTGCTGAGTCAATGTTAAACTCACCAGATGATACAGATAAACCTTTGTTTGCAGTAAATATGCCTCTGACATTTGCTGAGTCAATGTTGAATGTTCTGTCGGCTGCGATTGTTCCACCACCACTCAAACCATTTCCTGCAATCATTGAAACACTGGTATGGTCTATGTGTTCATTTGCAACAAACCCTGACAGATTATCGTGAACGATGTCTCCATCTGTTGTTGTGATTGCACCTGTCCCTGTATTATATGTAATACCTGTTCCGCCTGAAAGATTTGCTCTCGCAATCGTAATAATATCTGCTGAGTCAACGTGAAGATTACCAACATGTAGGTCACTGAGTATGACTGTTCCTGCCGTAAATCCACCCGAACCATCACGAGCAACTATCGCAGAGTTGGTATTTGCGTCTGTTGCCGTAGTCGCAGAGTTACTTACTTTACCAGATGTTGATATTGTTGCAAGTTTAGTATCTGCAATTGCGGCATCTGATTTGATGTCTGCATTGATAATCGTATCAGCAGTGATTGCGGCACTTAATGTTACCGCACCTGTTCCATCAAATGATACAGCACTTGCAGTCACATCACCAGATATGGAGAAGTTACGACCATTTGCGAGTGCCGTTGCAGTCGAAGCATTACCGACTAAGTTTGCAGCCTGAATGTCTGCGTTTGTAAATGTTAGATTACCTGTGGATGCGGCAGTAGCAGTTGTTGTTCCAAATACGATTCGGTCTGCGGTTTCATCCCAACCTATGAATACATTATCACCAGTTGTTCCTCTTTCAAGAATAAGACCGAGGTCATTAGTATTTGCACCTGTGTTACCTGACCCAAGTTCAATCAATGCGTCTGCAATTGTTGTATTGGTAGCATTGTTAGTTACAGTAGAACCATTGACTGTCAGATTACCAGAGAGAACCAGATTGTTGAAGTGAACACTATCACCTGTCCCTACTGGTTGTCCGATACTGATTAGACCACTGGAACTATCAAATGTAACACCTGTTCCTGCTTGTAACATACCCTTGACATTTGCAGAGTCTATATTAAACTCACCACTTGAAACTGAAAGACCTTTATTTGCAGTGAAGAATCCTCTGATTTCACTTGTGTCTGCTGTGATTGCACCATTAGAGTAGTTTACACCACTTGAACCACTGAACATCGCTTTTACATTGGCAGAGTCAATATTGAACTCACCAGATGATACAGACAAACCTTTGTTTGCGGTCAGATGCGCTCTTACTTCGGATGCACTCGGGCCCGTATATGTAAATACACCTGTTCCACTATTATATGCGAAACTTCCATCTCCCCCTGCATCAGTGGCAGAGAACATACCCTTGACATTCGATGAGTCAATGTTAAACTCTCCAGAGGATACACTTAGACCCTTGTTGGCAGTAAGATGAGCCCTAACTTCAGCGGCACTTGGCCCTGTGTAAGTAAACACACCTGTTGTGCTATTAAATGCAAGTGACCCATCACCGCCAGCATCTGTAACAGACACAGCATTTTTTGCATCACTATCTGCTCTTGCAGATGTGTAATATAAGTTACTTCCTTCGGGAAGTTGTCCTGTATTCGCATCACCGAGGTCACTATCAAAGTTTGCTTTGGTGTAGATATCTTCGACATCAATAGAGAACTGACCAGTTCCACTATTATATGTCAAGTCTCCAGACACACCAAACAATCCACGAATAGTAGAAGTTGTTGTTGCATCAACACTCGCAACTTTACCCAAAGAAGCAACATTTGCACTATCAAAAGTGGCTTGACTTGAAATCAAATTTGTGTTAGTCAGAGTCGTGATAGTCGCAGAGTCAATGGTTGCAGAATCAATATCTGCAAAGTTAGACTTCAGAGTATAAACTTGTTGAACACCAGTTGTGTCAGAGTCAATCAGTTTATGCCAAGCACCAGCATGTGCAAAGTATCCACGGCCTGTCGCATGAACGTGTGCGAACATGCCATGATAGGTAGATGCACTTGGAAGGTCTGCTTCATTATTGAAAACATTGGCAAAGAACAACTTACCTGTTGTAGTAAGATTGTTACCTGTGAGGTCAATACCACCAATCTTACCACTATCCACTGTTAGGTCTGTAACAGTTGCACTAGAGAATGTTAGGTTGGTTGCGTTGAGTGTCGTGATATTGGCACTATCAAAAGTGGCTTGACTTCCTGTTAGATTTGTGTTAGTAATATTAGTGTATGTTAGATTTGTTCCATCGATATTTGGAATAGTCGCAGAATCAATCTTAGCATTTGCTGAAGTAATATTATTACCTACCGCAAGATTACCTGAGAAAGTAGCAGAGTCAGCAGATAGGTCATCAAATGTCAAATCACCAGTAACATTTAAATTACCACCGATTGTCGTATTACCTGTAACTCTAAGTGTTCCAACATCAGCACTATCGAAAGTGGCTTGACTTCCTGTAAGATTTGTGTTAGTAATTGTTGTGATAGACGCAGAGTCAGATGTAAATTGAGATATTTTACCTAATGGTGATGTAACATTTGTTCCGACTGTAACTGTTCCTGCAAAGGTCGCACTATCGGCAGTCATATCATCATAGACTAAATCACCAGCAACATTTAGATTTCCACCGACAGTCAGATTATTTGAGATTGTTCCACTATCAGCAACAAGACCATTTAAAATACTAAGTCCTTGATGGAAAGTCTCAGCGACATTCGTCCTTGCCATATCAGAATCATCAAATGTAAATGTGCTAGTCGCACTATCATATGTGAGAACGTTTGTTCTACCTCTTATATTCAGAAACTTAGGATTGGTGAGTAGAGTTGTGCCAGTAGCACTATCAACGACAGTGAAACTTCCACTACTATCTTTGAGTTGAAGACCTCCGAGGTGAACTGTTCCACCACTTAGATATAGGTCTTTCCACTTGAAGTTTGGACTACCAAGACTTTGTGCAGAGTCAGCGGCTGGAATGAAGTCACCAAGATATGAGTCACCTCTGAAAGAAAACGTATATTTGCCTGAACCACTATCGTAGACAGCACGAATATTTTCTTGACCTTTGAGTTTTGTTGTGACATAATTGCCTGTAGATGTTTTGAAAGCAAGAATTGAACCATCTGATTCACCACCTATCGTCACACCCCCTAGATTGGAAAGTGCAAATGCACCGGCTGTCACTCTTCTAATCGGAGTGCCTACAACTACTTTTTTTACAACTATCTTATTAACAGCCATGATGACCCTTTACGGTTTGGTAACAGAAGGTGAAACATCGATTTGACCTTCTAGAACTCTTTGAACGATACTATTTCCACTGTCATCATTATAGGATACTTCAACATCATAAACATATCGACCTCTTGTTTTAAGAGTATCTGTTTGAGTATTGGTGAGAGAAAGAGTTATAACTCCTGCGCCAGGCGGAGATGCAACTATAGAATTAAATTGTAAAGTATCGGGGTCTCCATCGCTATCTGAGAAACTTCGTTTCATCATAGCAGAAACAGAACGACCTGTCAAGTCATATGCTCCACCACTATCAGTTATCAGATGAACTTCTATTGCGACATCAGAGCCCTGATTGATTACAATATCTTCGTAATTTGTGAGTGCCATTTACAAAATCCATTTTATTCTTTCTTGTTATTTATATGAATTTTGATATTGAAGATTATATTTCTGTCATAATATCTTCAATCACATCATCTTGTATTCCAAGAGACATATCTGTTCGGTCAAATATAAAGGATACAGTCATTCTCCAACAGTCAGTTTTTGCAGAATGATAACACAATTTGCTTTCGTGTTCTCCATAATTACCAAAATACCCTGCTTTACATTGCCATCCTTGATTATCTTGTAGTTTTACAATCTCTCCTGTATCACCATCGACATACTGAAAGTAACCATTACCTGTTTCTGACCAAGAAAATATTAGATTATATGATGATGCATTTGCATTATTGTGCCAAGAGATGAAACCATCAGGCGGATATAACACAGCCAAAGCACATGTTTTAGTTGACAAATAATTCATAAACTCGTAATTTAATTCATCATATTTCTTTACTAAGTCTATGGATTTCTCTTTATCACGAAACATCATCCTTTCGGGTTTGAAGTTATAACTCTTCACTTTCTCAGGATATCCATCGTGGGCTGTTCCCATAGACATTACTTTACTAAGATACTCCTCACTTACCCAATGATTTGACTCATGATTCTCACCATTCAAATGAAGACCCTCTTTCAAAGTATCACGATTTTCATAGAACCACAAATATTTATTTAGAATATCATGGACTTCTTGATTATGAATCGGAATGTTTTTTATCATACGATTATTGTGTCTTTCTTGAGTGAACCAGAATAGTGTCGAAGGATTGGAGGTTTTCCTTGTTCTGAAACTAAGTTCTCATATTGATACTGAGTGAAGTAGTTCCAACGAATATCATCTTTGAAGAATCCAATCTTCAAGTCTTTGTATTTGGGTTCTTTTTCGGTCAACCACCAGAGAGTTGTCTGGTCAAAATGTTTGAGGTCTTTCTTCCACAACTCTTCAGGAAATCCTTCTGGCTTCCACTCACCTCGATACTGTTTGTCAAATAGTTCATACCACTCTGTCATAAACTCACGCACCAGAGGATTAGAACTACGATAGAGACACACACCGCCACAAAGAGTATATTTTTCCATCTTATCTTTGTAAGGAAATTTTCGTATTGCGTAATATTTCTCACGTTCTTTAGATAGTTCGTGAAAGACTAAATCATTGTCTTCGAGACTATCCCATACAGTAGATATGTCTTCGTGTTCACACTCCATGTCTGCATCACAATACATGGTGACATCCCAAGGTGTTTGAGACATTCCCCAGAGTTTTGCACGATAGTGGTCATCACATTCAATCACGATGTCAGCCACATCTTGTCTTCCGTCAAGAAAACGATGTTCAGTAACGAGACACACCTGTGCTTCAGGATAATAATCTTTTATGGATTCAATTAGATTGATTGCGTAAGTGTAGAAGTTTTGTTTTTTGGAAGCAACAACTACAAATCCTTTACTCGGATTTTCCTTTGAGTTCATCAGGACACTCCATTCCCATATCTTTTAATTCACTTGTCCATTCTTCTTCGAAGGCTTCTTTTACAAGAATCATCGCATAAAGATTTACTTCAGGAACAGATTTTGCCCTGCGGAGTTTAGATTTCATTGCCCGATTTTTTGAGTTTTTGATTTCAGGAATCTCAAAGGTTTCAAGTTTGTATTCAAAAAGTTTCTCAAGTCTTTTTGCTTTTTGATGTTCAATCTCTTTTTGTCTTTGAAGTTCAGTCTCGGCTTCTTTTCTTAAAGCACGTTTGTCTGTGTTATCATCAATGAGGTCTCTTCCGAGTTGTTCGATGCATTCATTCCACATCTCGTTAGCATTACCTTTGTCATCTTTTGCACGAAGTTTATAGACCTGACGAACTTTCTTTCCGTTCTCGTCTGTGAACTCTGCAATACCATTCAATAATTCTTTTTTAGGTGTTTCCCAAAAAGCATTATCAATCCATTTTCTTTCCATTATAATCTCCATAAATTGACCGATATATTATATATCAAAGTTTTATGCAGCTCTTGCATAAAGTGTATAGGTCTCAATTGTTTCATTACCAGACTGAATCTGTGTTCCAATAAAGTTAGAAGTAAAGTTATTTGAGAAGTTTGACTGTCTTGTTCCTGTAAAATCTGTTGTGAAATTGGATGTGAAGTTCGCAGTGCTGTTTCTAGTAAAGACACTCGTGAAGTTATCAGTAAAGTTCGCAGTGAAATTATCCGTTGAATTTCGAGTGAAGTTTGAATCACGTTCAGCAGTAGAGTTTCTTGTAAAGTTCTGAGTAAAGTTGCCAGGCGTAAAGACTGCCGTAGAATTTCTTGTAGAATCATTAGTAGAGTCTGTTGTGAAGTTCGCAGTGAAGTCATCTGTGAAGTTTGCAGTGAAGTTATCAGTAAAGTTTTGTTCAAAGTTTCCAGTAAAGTCACCAGTAAAGTCACCTGTGAAGTCACTTGTAGAAATTCGTGTAAAGTTTGTAGTTGAATCTCTGGTTGATATTCTCTGATAGTTAGCAGGGCCGGCAAAGTTACCAAGGAAGTCGCCTAAGAAGTTACCGAGGAAGTCTCCTGTATAGTTCGCAATGAAGGATGCGGTTCTATCTCTTGTTGAGATTCTTGTTGAGATTCTTTGAAAGTTAGAACCACCATAACCAATAAAGTCACCAAGGAAATTACCTGCAAAGTTACCAAGATAGTTCGCAACAAAGTTTGTTGTTGATATTCTTGTTGAGTTTCTTGTTGAGATTCTTTGAGAAATCCTCGTATAACCTACCGCACCTGAGGCCTCACCAATAAAGTCTCCAAGGAAGTTGCCCAAATAGTTCGCAACAAAATCCCCTGTGAAATTACCAGTAAACACACTGGTAAAGTCTTGAGTAAAGTTTTGTTCAAAGTTTCCAGTAAAGTCACCAGTAAAGTCACCTGTGAAATCCCCTGTGAAGTCTGTTGTAAAGTCACCTGTAAAGTCCCCTACAAAGTTTCCTGTGAAATCACCTGTAAAGTTATCTTGAAAATCTCCTGTGAAGTCACCAATGAAGTCTCCAAGGTAATCTGCTATAAAGTCTCCAGTAAAATCACCTGTGAAATCCCCTGTAAAATCACCAGTGAAGTCACCTGTGAAGTCTCCAGTAAAATCACCAGTGAAGTCACCTGTGAAGTCTCCAGTAAAAGTTCCCTCATAGTCAGCAGTAAAGTCTGTTGTGAAGTCACCTACAAAGTCAACTTCTGCTGTTGTATTCTTGGTATCTGTCGCAGTTCCTCTTGCAACCCATGTCCCTGTGGCAGTTGGAGCTCCCTGTGCGGATGAACGTAGTTGATATGCCCCAACATTATCAACACCTTGCATTGTGACATTCTTAACTCTTTGACCAAAGGTATATGTCAAATCAGAGTCAACAAATTCTATCAAACCCTCAAAAGTTCCTGTTCGACCACCAGACCTTTTTACTTGTATAGGTCTGACTGTCGTGGGTGCAGTCATTGATTGTCTTTGATAGATACTGTAGTTGACTGTTGTTCCATCAGTTCTTGTATCAGTAAAGACATTGGTAATGTGTGTATCATAATCACCACTTGGAGCAGCCGTTCCAAGTCGATATGAGCCGGGATATTCACTTGTGATGATTCTGGATATGAGTCTTCCTGATAGAGTATCTAACTCATCAGAGTCAAATTCATGAATCTCAAATGAACCACTATTGTTTATAAATTCTGTGGGAAGTCTAAATCCAGCCCCTGTCTCGTCAGCCGCACCTTTTCTTTGAAACACATTGGTTGTAATACTTGTTGTTGTTAAAGTAACACCATGAGTTCCAACTGATTGGTCAAACTTAGTATC